AGAGGGTGTCCAATAGAGTTTTTAAGTAGTTGCTCCGTGACAGTTTAAGAATGCCTCATAACCATTCTGCACGTCCTCCTCGTGTTTCTCCTATCTGATTACGTTGAGCAACTTCTTAAGAGCTTTACAGCTCAGTGGTGAGGGACACAACTATGGTGTCTAAGGGTGTGACAAGGTTAGTGTGGTGTGCATCCAACTTTCGAGTTTTATTATATCAGGGTATTGGGAGGAACCCCTACAGAATCTCAGTGCTTCTGATATAATGGAACTTTATAAACAGCTTGTAGGGAGCGAAAATGACGCATAAAAATGTAAAAGATTTGACAGGGCAGAAGTTTGGGATGATGACAGTTTTAGAATTAGCTGGGTACACCAAGCATAGACTTTCTAAGTGGAAATGTATTTGTGACTGTGGAACTGAGAAAATTGTAATCGGTGGTAACTTGAAAACTGGAACAACCACATCTTGTGGCTGCCACAAGGCATTGGTGCAAAAAGAAAGCAGTGTGACTCATGGTATGTCAAGGACTCCTGAATATTATTCATGGGTAGATATGAATAAGAGGACTTCTGGAAATAATGCAAAGCACAAAAGAGATTATGTTGACAGAGGAATAACTAACGAATTCACAAGTTTTGAAGAGTTCATTGAGGAGATTGGCAAGCAACCTGACACAGTAGATAGTTGGACAGTTGGAAGATTAGACAATAATAAAGGGTATTGTAAAGGCAATGTCCGATGGGAAAACCGAGCAACTCAATCCAGAAACAGGTCTCGTTTTAAAAATAATAAAACTGGTGTTACGGGAGTGGGGTTCAGCGGCAAGCCCTTTTATGCGCAATGGGTGACGTTGGATGGCAAACAGAAAGTTAAAGCTTTCAGTGTAGCTTTATATGGAAAAGAACTAGCGTTTGAACTTGCTGTAGAGGAACGTACCAAGGCTATTGAGTCATTAAATCTTCAAGGAGCTGGTTATGCTGAATCACATGGTAGAGAGAAAATAATAGTAATAGAGGAGTAAAATGACTAAAAAAGAGCGCATAATTTTTGCGCCTTGTAGTGAACGTCAGCGGTTAATATTACAAGATGTTACCACTGATGTTATCCTGATAGGCGGTGGAGCCGGAGGCGATAAATCCCGAATTTGTCTTACAAAGAATTTAGATGGAATTAAAGATCCAAAGTTTAGGTGTGTAATCCTGAGACGTTATGAACCAGAATTAAAACGACAAGGTGGATTGATAGATGAGTCAAAGAATGTGTACTCACATTTTACCAAAATTCCATACAAAACACAAGCAAAGATGTGGGAATTTCCAAGTGGTGCTACAATTGGTTTCAGTGCAATTAGCTGTGATGATGATTTAGGCTCGTGGCAAGGTAGTCAACTTACACGAATCCTGATAGATGAGGCTGGTGATAAGTGGACTGAGAAGCAAGCACTGTTCTTGCAGTCTCGTCTCCGTACAGTTGGTAGTGACATTCACCCTCAGCTTATTATGTCTTGCAATCCCGACCCTAACAGTTTCCTCTTTGATTGGGTTAAGTTTTGTTTGGATGAAGATACAGGCGTACCGAAAGAAGGTACTGAGAACATTATCAAATGGTTCTGTGTTGAAGATAATAAAGCAAAATGGGCTGATAGTCCAGAGGAATGCTACGAGTTATATGGTGCTCCAAAGAACTTAATATATGCTCATGGATTGACAGAAGAACAAATTAACAGTTTCTCTAAAGAAGAAAAGCAACGTTTGTTTATGCCAAAATCTTTCAGATTTATTCCCACAGGTGTTTTTGACAATCCTTACTTATTACCTCCAAAGAATAATAGCTACTTAGCATCCCATGCCATCACCAGACCTAGTTTGAGTCTGTGACATATTAGCTGGAAGTGCCTCTTTATCAATTGGTAAGTCATCTGGCAATTCTTCAAAACCACCAACTTCACGAACCTTGTTAGCAACGTCACGAGTAAGCTCAATTGCACCGACAGAGAATATCTTTTGAACATAGCTGCCAAAGGCTTCCATGTCAATATCATCTTCGTCTTCGTAGACAAACTCAGGCATTTCAGAAGTGTCCCAACCATTCATCTCATAGATGTATTTCATAAGGTGACGATCTAATACTTCTTTAATTTCTTTAAGTCTGCTATCTAATACAAGAGCTAAGATTGAGGTTTTAGATTCTGCTAATGCAAAACTGCCACTGCCATCTGTACCTAATGCTAAAACGTCAACTGAAAGGGCAACTAAAATATCTTTTTGTAAACGTTTAATAACGGCTTCTACATCAACAGCAGGAGTACCTTTGCTTTCCATTAAAGAATAGTTAAATCGCGGAACTTTTGACTCAGGATCTATGTCTTGTGGAACCAGAAGCCCACTGTTCGTCCCATTGTTATGCCCGTCAATTATTGACTTGAATGCTGTAGCTGCTGCACCGCCATCAGGAGACTCTGTGCCTTGCAAGTATTGTGCGGGCACTTCAATCTTCATCAAACCTTTTGCTTCTTTAGCAACAGTTAGTAACTCCTGCTCCTGCAGCATAGTAAGCTGTTTGTGTGCAAGATAAATATTCTTGTAAATACTATTACCTTGTGGATTACCTGCGCTACCACTAGCTGTGAACAATAAGAACTTTTCACGAGGGATTACAATCAGCCCATCTTTGTCTTTCAAAGCTTGGTAACGGAAAGAGTTTTCAACGTTAGCAATACTCTGAGAAACACTTAATAAGTCTCTACCATCTTCTGAGAAATTCCACTTTGCGATGGTATCCTGATTTCTGATAGCTAGTTTCTTAATGCCAACTAATCCATCATTGTATTTTGACCCATTGCGTTTTAATCTACGATAAGGTACAATCTCATGTATACCAAAACCAAATTCCAAATAGCTTAGGACAGACTGCATGAAATTAGCCCAACTACCTTCCATATCGTGCATCATAGATTCAATAATCTCTGCACGTTCTTTTGTTATTTCGCTTGCATTCTCATCAGCTTCTACGCACCACTTCTTACGAGAAATTTGTGCGTTGTATACGTTCCAAGCAGCACCGACGGTGGGATTAGCTCTAATCTCATCAATAACTTTAATGAAATGAGGATAGCGGAATGCTCGTTGTGCTTCTTGCAAGATTTGCCCGTTGGACATTTTCAACCCAACAAAGCCTGTTTCCGTGAGTTTTAGTCGAGGGGTTGTTACACCTTCGTCTGCTGAGAGAGCTTTGTCGGAGACAGCTTTTGGTTTCTTTGTCGCCATTGTTGCTCCTTTTAATTGGCACATTATATCATGTTTCTTTTAAATTGTCAAGAGGGAAACATGACATAATACAATTTATTTATATTTTAGGTATTGGACTAGACTGTGTGAGAGGATTTACAGCAAAAACTGGAAGCAACGTCTGTCTTGCTAGGCATGCAAAGGCTGCACTAGCAGCATCCACTTGGTCATCTTTTTGCTGACGTTGTACAGCTTTCTCCCCAGAGAAGCCTTCTAATTCCTTAAAGAAATCATCATTCCAATCTCCTCGGACAATTTTTAATCCACCACTTTCAGCCAAAGCACAAAGAGGTTTGAATGCTGTTAGCTTGCTACTGTGACCACTAGACACTTTAGTTCTCGCATGTATTCCATGTTCTGCCAAAACTTGTAAGTAATATTTCACAGCAGTTTTCCCTGCTGCTGCAGGGTCAGTAGGGATGTGTACAGTACAATCTTCGATACCGTCTTGCTTTGCAACCTCTACAACATTCTTCAGCACTTTATCAGTACGCTCTTGAAACCTATTGACATGCTCTATATAATAAGTACCATACTTATCTTTAGACATCTTAACACCTGCACTCCAATCGGGATTGTTAGTCTTGGTCTTCTCTTCAGAAGCAAAGTCCCAAGCTCTTACCCTAGAGATAGCATTAGTTGGAGGATAATCCACAATCTCGCACCATTTTCTGTCAAAGTACATGCTTCCAAGTTCACGAGCTGTCCAAGAACCATGCAAAAACTTTAATTGATTTACATGAGGCTGTGACAACAGGGATGCTAAGTAGCTATTATTCTTTGGAGGTAATAAGTAAGGATTGTCAAAAACACCTGTGGGAATAAATCTGAAAGATTTTGGCAGAACATGGAATACATGCGAGAACTAAAGTGTCTAGTGGTCACAGTAGCAAGCTAACAGCATTCAAACCTCT